CTGCTGCAATGACACTGTTGTCACTTAACGCACCTGTCTTAGATACTTTAGATTGACTTTGGTTAGTAGAAGAAAATGACTTCTCTCCACCGTGTATTTCCCATACACCGTTGGATGCCACTACGATCAGTGAGTCACCCAGTACAACTAGGCTGTAGACTTCACCGACATTAGGTAGGACTATAAAGCCCCCGTCTGTATCGAGGAGGTCATTGAATGTCTCAGCTGATGGATCATTCTTGGTATAACACTTAGCCGCATTCTCTGTACCTACCTGAGAGAAGGCGATAACCGTACTCAAGTTAGGGGAGTTATCGTCTCCGTTTGTAATAGAAGTCTGCTTGAATGCGTAGAACAACCTACCTGCGTAGGAAGCCACTGATGTTATATAACCAGCTGCTATATCAGATGGGAGGCCAGAGATACCTGTCTCAGAAAACCTTTTTGCTCCCCTGTTCCAGATGTCGGTTAATATTATAGTACCCTTTGGGGCTTCTGATGACCCTTCAGCTGACTGTCTCATCCTCCAAGGAGAGAATGTACCTACTGAGTATTCCTTACGTGCTGAGTCGTGCTTGTAAGCGTGTATCAGGTCGGAGTTAGAGGGGTAGTACCCGTTTACTTGTTTGGCGTAGGCTACGGGATCTCGTACTGAGTTCCCTTCTCCGGCACTGTCAACTGAGCAATCAAACTCTTCAGGCCAGCCTTGGTTAAATAAATTGTACTCGTGGGCCTGCGAAAGAGAGGCAGGTCTCGTATCCACCTTAAGTCCATCATCCACTCCCCATAGATCTCTCATCTCTATAGCGAATGACCTGTCTGTTACAAGTTCTGTATCCGTATCATAAGAGAACTCTATGACTTCCTGCCCTCTACCTGTGAGATAGAACTTACCGTCTATGGATGTAGTAGATGCTACTGTAGTAGCGTACTCAGCAGGTAAGGTATAAACCAACTGAGGGCCAGCAAAAGTAACGTAGGCTGCTGTTACGGCCGGTGCGTTAGCTTCATACATACGTAGAGTGTTACTGTCTTGTACTACAAGGAAACTTACCGCACCTTCGTTAGCTGGATTACTCCACTGGAAACTTGCTAATACGTCATCTGTCTCAATAGAAGTTGCTGCCCTTGGTGTTCCACCATCTTCAAACTGTATACCAAACCTTCGCTGACGGCTACCGTCTCTGTTCAAGACAAAGTTAGACTCATCCAGAGATGCCCCTTCAGGGTATGTCAAGGGGCCAGCTTCTGTGATCAGCCCCTTTACAAAGGTATTAAACTCAATTCTTCCCTTTGCCATTGTTAGTACCCGCCTTTAGTGTTTTATACTTCTCTATAGCTTGGTTCGCTACAGCCTTCCTATTCCAGTGACCTTGTAGGACGGCAGGGACTTCCCCGCCTCCTACGTAGTGAATCTCGTAAGTACCGATCTTTACAGTCCGTACTTCAAGCTCCTTCTTAGCCGGTGTACTGGTTCGGGTTGAAGTGGGTGCCGTGTCCGCCTTTTTTCGAGCCTCTGCCGAAGTTGCCATATCTTATACCACCTTGTACTTTGAAGCCGCGCTGGGCCATTGCCATATTACCGCGAGCTGCTTGCTGTTCTGATTTACGATCTTCCTGTTCTTTGATGCGAGCAAAGCAAGCACTCTTAGCTTCTGCCAAGAAAGTAGGGAACACCTCTGTAGGGAAGTCTGGTACGAATGTATCTTCGTGTGTCCACTCAGGTTGTGAGTAGGCTATACACTGTGCCTGACCGCCTGTAAGGGTGGTAGACAGGTCGCTGACGTATGAGTCTAATACTAGCCACTCATCATCGAAGCTCGTGTAGTACGTAGGTACAGCGTCATTCAGGATGAACATAGTCATGTCTGAGATAACAACTTCATCTACGTTAGTATTACTTGTCTTCCTACCGTTAGTGTGCTGGAGGAACTGGTCAGGGTATAGATACTTCATCTCCCTGAACTTCTGATCCTCTGTAGCCTCCTTACGGCTGCTGTAAGCGAAGTAGTCCAGCTTAGAGATAGCAGTGGGTAGCTTCAACCTATTAGGCTGTGCTGACACTCCACTGTTCTCCAGAGCCAATGTCTTTCTCAGATGTGGCCAGTCTTTACGGGCAATCATCTCAAAGTAGACGGATCTTACTATTCGTGCTACTTGGGTACTCTCACCTGAGTCACCGATAGCCGAGACATTATCTGAGTCCATGTCGGACATAATGTCGATAACCATATCAAGTAAACTAAGCTTCATAACTGTTCTCCGCTACTCGCTTGCACATCTGTACAAACTCTTCCTGTGATGTATGGGACTTCATTAGATTGTACTTGACCCCCACCCACTGCACGTTACCTTCAAAGTAACCTATGGAAGAGTCTATACGGTCAAGGCTCATCATGTTGCTCAGGCACCTGTCTCCGTTTACCGTCATCAGCTCACCGCTTAAAGCACAGATCATTTTCTGCTTGTCCAACAGAGCCATTACATAGTCCAGTGTTAGACCAAAACCGAGCTTGTGTGTCTTAGAGTTAAGGAGTATTGACTTAGCCTTTGCCACTTTACAAGTCTTCCGCTTGTCCCTCTTCTGCCTATTGATCTTTTCTTTGTTGGCTTGGTAGTTAGCTGCCATCTGAGCTTTCAATTTTTCTTTGTTCTTCTCGTAGTAAGCATTCTGGACAACCGCCCTTTCTTCGGGAGTCTGTAGAGACATCTTCATTTCTTAGTACTCCTCTTCTTTGTAGTCCCCTTGCCTGCCTTACCGCCTATCTTCCCACCTTCGGAACGATTGGACTTGACTGACTGGACTTTCCTGTTGGACTTGGCATTGGTACCACCTTTAGCCAACGGCTTCTTATGCCCTACGTCCTTACCCTCGCCCTTGGAGACTTTACCGGCTTTCTCAGCCTGTCTGCGGGCAGTGTTACGCTTGGCTCTGTTCTTCTTCTGCTCAGGCTTAGAGTTGTAAGCCCTCTGCTTCTTGCTCCGCTCACTCGCTGAAGCACTAGTCTCTCCCTTCTTAGGCATTATCTCTCACCTACGATGATGAATGAACTTAGCTCGGCAGTGATGTTATTGGTAGCAGCTGTGTTAGCCACTTGTATCTTAACGTAGTCATTCTGGTTAAGGGTGATGTTGTTACGGATAGTGAAGTAAGCTACATCTCGTCCACCTTGAAGGTTGTTGATAACCCGTGTGATGATCCGGCCATCCTCAAAGCTAGAAGATGCGTCTCTCCATATAACAACTTTAACTGCAACGACATCTGTATTTACTGAATCCAGAACTAAGTTACCCGTCAAGGAATACTCTACAGGAGAGTTGCCGAGATGTCTTAGCTGACCGTTAGATGGCTCATCAAAGTGTACCAGTTCTGTGGGTGTATAAGTTCCCGCTAGGTCAACATAGGTTCCTGCGACAGTTATGACTGTAGCAGCCTCACCTGTAATCTCCAGATCCCCGCCTATAAAGGTATTAGGTAGGCCGATGTTGTTCTTCCAGATGGACTGTAGGTCAGTGTGAGATATGTTGGGTGTAATGTTTGTGTCTGATGCGTCTATGACACCATCTCTTGACATGATTACGCCAGAGAACTGTACTGTGCTTGGGTTAGTGAAGTTAGCTGGTGAGAAGTCACAGAACGCTGGACTAGCCGGTAAGTCACAGTTAATGTCAGTTAAGAAACGGCTTGCCATAGTGAAGCCAGCCCCTGCTGCAAACAATGGTGTTGTCATCCCTGCATCTAGGCTACGTACTATACTGGTAGTGATACGGAATCCACCTACCCAAGTACCTTTCAGAGTCAGTGTGGGAGTACCACCAAAGCGACCTGAACCCTCTTCTAGTCCCTGTCTGTAGTTATCGAGCGTACCCAAAGAGGTACAGTTCTCGTAGTTAATTCGTGCAAACTCTACTGCACCGAAGCCAGTAGATCCTATTAGGTTGAACACCTGAGAGCTTGCCCCAGATACGTCCATTGTAAAGTCAGCACCTAGTACGTCACCTGAGCCTCCAACGGGGCTTGTGAACATAGTGTATGCTGCGGCGGTTGAGATCAACTTGGATATACCTAAGTTGTATCCTTTGAGGTTTATGCCTCCAGCCGGTACTTCAATGGTCTGTGTCCCCATATCTATAATACCGTCTATAAAATATTCTTTAGTTGAATCTATTACGGCCAGATCAGAAGCCTGTGTTACGATTACCTGTGTCGCTAGATTGGCTAATTCTGGATCAGTCCATACACCGCTTCCTGCTCCATCGGCTACGTAGGTTTGCCCAGCAGTCGCAGTAGCTGCACCTTTAGGCTCGTGCAAAGATGCACCTGTCAATGTATTGTGCTCTGCCATTTTAGGCTCCTAGAGGTTGTTAAATAAATAGGGCAGAGGTCTTCTCAGACATGCCCCAAAGTTTTACTAAGCGCGAGTGTACTCGACTATTACTTTAGCTAACGCTCCGCCCGGAAGGTAGGAGACACTAGTTAGCAGTATTGTTATAGCTTGGTCTGGTACTACAGGTACTGGGTAAGTAGATAGCCCGTACTCGATAATACCAACAGCAGTCAAAGCCGCAGGGCTAGGCCCGATAGGCAAGACACCAAACATAACGTCTACTGTACCTGAAGCAAAAGCGTAATCAACGTCTACATATACACGGCTAATAGCAGCGTACCCTTCAGGGAAGGTGTAGGACAGATGATCCACCGGAGAGGTGCCGTCAAATTCAAAGACTAAGCGCCCTTCGCCAGAAGTGGTAACAGTATTGGCGACAATGTTGCCGCCGTAATTGCTACCGTAAGTCTGGCCTACGCCCAGCCCGTTAGAGCCTGATTCATAAGCCATGCTTATCTCCCTTAGACGCGAGTGAACTCAACGATTACTTTAGCGTATGATCCAGCAGCTGCTGCAACTATAGCTGCATCTGGAGCAACAGTAATAACTGAAGCACTAGTAATAGCAGTAGGAGTAGCAGACAATGCGTAGGCAGAGATGCCAGCAGCGTTCAGTACTTTAGCAGTAGCACCGGCATCAACACCGTCGATCTCTACATCTACAGAACCTGAAGTGAATACTGATTCAACTTCAACGTAGACAGCAGTGATTGCTGCGTTACCTTCTGGGATTGAGAAAGACTGAGCGGCTAGAGCAGCTGCGCTAGTTCCGTCAAATTCAAATACGATACGGCCTTCGCCATCAGAAGCGCAAGTAACGCCTCCAACATTTCCGATTTCACGCTCGCCGTAACGCTGGCCTACACCTAGACCGTTTGTTCCTGATTCGTATGACATAATATTTACCTTAATTAGTTAGATGAGATTAGTAGTTAGAAGCACTAGTAACGAGGACAGCCAGAGTATCTAAACGCTGAGCACCGAAACCGAAACGAGCAGTCTGAACAAACTCATCACGCTGTAGGTCTTTGTTACGATCGCCTTCAACTTTAGGCATTTGACGCCATGCAGCCATCAGAGGCTTAGTGTTGTCATCGAGAACACACATGAACAAGTTAGCAACGCCATCAGCAATAGTAGTAGTACCGTCTTGGAAAGAACCTTTAGGGAGACGGTTAGAAGTCATGATGTCCCAGCCAAAGATGTTAGTAACAAAGCTGTGCTCACGAGCAAAACCGTTCTCGAAGATGCCTTGTGCAGTTGGGTTGGCATCTAGGTTGCCAGTAGTTACTTGATACTTAGTGTTCAAAGTAGCTTCAACAACAGGATCAACAACACCAACACGGCCGCCCATTGGGACTTCAGCTTTGTTGAATGCTAAACGCAATGCGATCAGGTGATCGAAAGAGAATACGTTGCTGCTTTCAGCAGAAGCGATACGGTGAGCGAAACCATTGACCAAGTTAGGGCCGGCTTGTGCTTGAGCAGCGTTCAAAGTAGCGAATGCCTGAGTCTCAAAACGCTCTTGGATTGCGCGAGTTGCTTCTTGACCACGAGTAGCCATCAGTGCTTCGATCTGTGCACCGTCTTGACGCATCTTGTCAGTTACGTACCAACCGTCACCGATGTACTCAGAGATGCGTAGTTCAACTTCTCCAGTCTCGATTGGGCTGTACTTGATCGGTGCATCTTCTTCAACTTCTTGGATCTGAGCTTCACCGATAGTTTTGATGTTTAAGACTTCGCCTGAACCGAAATCAGACACGTTGCGGTAGAAAGAACCGGGGAACAAGCCGTCATGTAAAGTGGTTAGGATGAAATCTGAATACTGTTCAGCTTCTACAAAGCTGCGGTTTGATTGTGAAGTAGTAGCCATTGTGCTATTCCTTTAATGTTATAAATTAATTATCGAGACCTAAACGCTCATTAGTGGCGGCTTTAGATTTTCTAAATGCTTCGACACTAGGTGAAGTACCACCCTGAAAAGGGTTGAACGTAGGCTGTTGAGGTTTGTTGTCGCTTAAGTTGCCAGCACCAACTGAACTGCGTAGTGGGTTAGCCACTGGCGCAGGCTTGTCGTCAATACCAAGCATCTTAAAAACAGCAGCAGGATTACGAGCGGCAAGCTCATTGATCTCGCTGTTAGTGAAACCCAAAGCTGTTGCACTTTCATAGTACTTAGCTTCTGCTTCCACCCCGTGCTTCTCTACAAAGGCTGATGTAACTTTCGATACATTGGCTTTAGCAGTAGCTTCGGTTTCTCTTTTGTTCAACATGCCTTCCAGCAGTTGAGCAACATCGTCCTCGCCTATTGAAGAAGTTGGAGCAGCAGGAGCTGGTTCGCTTTCCTCACGAGGTTTCATGGCATCAAGTACAGATTGGAGAGTAGTGGATTTCTCTACCTCTTGTCTGAAAGTTGTATTTTCTTCTTCCAAACGTCTGATATGTTCCTGAGCGGCTGCGGTAGCTT